CAGGCATCTTCAAGGAAAGGCCAGCGGCTTTGAGTTTTTTCTCAAATATTTCGTCTGAGTTTACTATTTTTAACCCTAATCCTCCAGTGGTTCGCTGTACTACATACGACTTACCACTGCCTGGCCCTCCTGCCATGAAGAACGCCTTAAGAATATTGGGATCGTAAACTCCCTCTTGTAGTTCGTTGAATGATATCATGTTTTACCTTATCAATAGTTTTCAGTAAGTATTTATGTTCCTCTGAAAGTGGTTCGATTGTTCTGTCTCTGTTCATAAATCTTGATTTTCTTCTCATGTTTTGTCTAGTTTTTGCTGTCATGTTAATCCTCTTTCTGTGAATGTTTTCATAACGAACTTTCTATTGATAATCCCCCCTTTCTATAATACATATAAGTCTTTATCTGTTTCACTTTTAACCCCAGTGCTGAAATCATCAACTTCTGCAACCACTGGAATAGGTGTCTCGAATGAATCTCTTACAAGTCTCATCAAGATCTCGTGTTTTGTAGATAAGTTTGAGAATGTGTGTCTAAGAGTAGAGATTAGAAACCTACCCTTGTAGTATTTGTTTGTATCTTCGCCCTCATGATTTCTACCTTGAATAGGCATATCAAATCTGACGATATCACCACATGAAAGATGTGTTTGTCCGTTTACTTGTATGTTTACTGATGGCCCTGTGTTGAGTTCAACCAACTTAGAGCGTCTAGATAATAAGGAATCGTGTGATCTATTGTTAGAGTACAAAAAACCCTCTCCATATTTAGCACCATCTTTCATGTATGATGCATCTATATTTATGTCTTTTGGTGCCGCTGAAATAGGTGTAACATAAATTTTTGCATCAGTAAAATCACTTATTTTATTATCACCATCAATGTTTGTATCTGCATAGATAGGATTGTCTTTATCCTTATCGTTAAAGTTAATTCTTTTGTGTGACTTAAAATCGTCAATGTAATTAAATGTCTTTACATTGTATCTTTTACCAAAGATGTCGTGTTGTATCTGTTTACTACACAATACACCATTTCTATAGTTACCTACTGTATCTGATATAGCACCTTGTTCAAAGGTTGAAACTCTTTTAAGTTCTTTCTCAATGTTAGGTGTTTTCTCACTATTCTCTTTGTTTTGTACGCCAGGCGAACTTGCAAAAAACTCTTGTTTGATATCTTGTGTATACAAACTCTGTAAACTTCTGAAGTGAATACCTTTTGTGTTTTCATAAAACAAGTAATGTGGTGAACCCTCTTGTTCTGATACTGCTTCCCCGGCAAGTAATCTACACACATCAAAAGGTCTCATGTTTGGCACTACCATGTTTCTATTGCCCACAGTTGGTTCTATGAATAATGGTCTAACTGTCTTAACTTCTTCCCTTAATACTTTCTCTGCGATATCACTAATCACCCCATCATATGCCAAATTTGTTCTATGTCTCTCACTCCTCATAAAATCTTTTGTCATGACAGACAATTCTGTTAGGTTTGCAGTTTCACCCAACTCTTGTTTTGTACCCATTCGATATACTATTAGTGGACACTGTGTAAAATCAATAAACTCACCTCTACCATCAAGGCCAGGCGTTTTAATTTTAAGTGTAAGAAAATCGTGTCCAGTGACAGGCATATTTAAATCTAGTGCATTTGTATCTTGAATAAAAACACTTCCAGATAAAGACTTTTCAAAGAGACTCTCAAACAAATCTATCTGTACAACCAGTTTACCTATGTCTGTTTTATTACCACTTGCAGTGTGGATTACACACTCTTCTATTTTGAACTCACCAGCAAAATTGATACCAGCCATTATATTACACTCTCTTTGACTCTTTCTTTAAATTCATCTACAAAGTCTGGAACAAATCTTGGATTGAGTAATTTGATACTTCTCTTTTTGTCTTGTTCTCTTTCCTCATACTCTAGATTAGTTATTGCAGTTGCAGTTGGATATGTTGTTAAATCGTTTACTTCAATCTTAATTGTTGTATCACCAGAGGTTTGTGCTATTTCGTAATGATGTATACCACTTGGGTTTGTATACTTGTCATTTACATATGCTTGAAACTGTGGTTGTGACATTGGCCATTGATGATATCTATCTGTAACATTGTTTAGTAGTAGGATAATCCAGTGCAGTTCTGAGTCCTCATAGAATCTATCAGCAATAATCTCTGGTGTATCACCTTCTCTTACATCATAAGTATCAAACATCGCTGTGTTAGCAGATATCTTTGCTCTAACAGCAACTCTTCTTAGAAGATTTGTTACATCCTTGAGACTACCATCTTTATCATTCTTATATGGTATCACTGGAAAAGAATTAAAATACATCTATACTCCTATACGGCAAAACTCTCACCACAACCACATTGTGCAGTTGCATTTGGATTCACAACTTTTAAATATGAACCACCAAACTCTTGTACATAATCTACTGTACATCCTATTATAAACATATCTGCAAGTTTGTCAACAACCAATATGTCCTCAATCAAAGTTCCCTTATCTGTCTCATCTGTCATATCCCATTCATATTGAAATCCACTACATCCACCACCTAAAACACCCAGATAAGCGTATTTCTTCTGGTTCTTTTGTGTTGTAGTGGTTAAGTAATCTTTTGCACTATCTGTAATTGTAATCATTAGAAACCTTCGTGTACTCTCTCCCTAGTTATAAGTTCAAGTTCTCTAAAGTTCAATGTAATACTTGTCTCAACTGGTGGAGCCCCTTGTTCGTTTGCAGTAAATGTTTTGTATCTAGAACCACCTTGTGTTACATCTAATCCCTCTAACACACATGTGGATATTTTATGTAGGTAATCATTTTCTTTACCATTGTACATATACTCTATGTCAAATGTATTAGGCATTATCATCTCACGACCATTTCTTACACCATCCTTAAACTCTGGCAACATGTTTGATTTAAATGCAAATATAATCTTTCTAATCTCATCTGCCTCTTGTGCATTTCTAGGTATCATCTTAAATGTATATGAAAATGCTCTTTTGTCTACACCCTTAAATGCAAGTTCCATCCTATCTGATGTGATGAATCCTTGGGCCATCTCAAACGCCTCAGTAGCACCTTCCATGCCAGGCAATGCACCTATGGCTGCTGTCATACCACCTCTAATCATTTCTTTGAATGCTTGTCCACCTCTATCTATTGCAGTTCTTATTGCACTCTCTGTTCCTCTACCTGCCATAATTGTAGAGTATACATCCATCGCGGCTGCTGTTCCTGCTCCGATAGGTGTATCTGTATATCCTGCCTTATATGATACTTGCACTTGTGGTGGCATGTATAGTGCAATCGCAGTGTCTAGTCTTGTTGTAGGTGGTCGTTTTAAGAATACAGTAGAACCACTTTTTCTATTTCCAATATGGTGTTTCTTTGGTGGTGCATTTTTACCTTGTCTTTTTGCGATAGGGTCATCTGGGTCTTTCTGAACATCAGCATGCACTTGTTTCTGTACTTCATTAGATTTCTTTGTATCTGTACCATCACCATTAGGTAACATCTCTTTGATATATGCTGGAATATTTCTAGTTGCCTGTTCTCTATCCATATTCGCTTGGCCAGACTCTGGTTGTCCAAACTTCAACCTTGCATTTTGTTGTTGGTTGATATAGAAAATCATATAGTGTCCATGATTACCAAGCCCAGGCGCTGCTGTAACATCTATTGGAAATGCATATAGGTTAGGTGACTTTGCCCTACGATTAAGTCCAGCAAAATCTGAAGAATCACCACCCCTACCAGATATAATTCCAGCAAGGCCTGGCAGATTACCAGATACCTTTCTTAAAGTTTTTCTTACAGTTGATACTGCTCTTTGAGCATTTACATCTATGGCCATATTGTTTCCTAAATAATCCTAAAGGTACAACTATTTATAATGACTTACAAGGGCAAATACAAACTAAAAAATCCCAAAAAATATATCGGTAATCCTATGAATGTGATTTATCGTTCTTCGTGGGAGCTTAGATTTATGGTGTATGCAGATAACAGTGACAATATTATAGAGTGGGGAAGTGAAGAACATATCATTCCTTACATATCTCCGTGGGATAATAGAAAACATAGATACTTTCCAGACTTCTATGTAAAAGTAAGACAAAAAGATGGTGGTATAAAAAAGTTCTTGATAGAGGTAAAACCTAAAAACCAGTGTAAACCACCCCCCAGAAACCCATCCAGAAAAACTAAGGCGTGGTATAATAAAGTAAGAACATGGGGCATCAATCAGGCAAAATGGAAAATGGCAGAAGAGTATTGTTTAGATAGACAGTGGGAATTTAAAATTCTTACTGAAGATCATCTTGGGATTAAGTATAAATAATAGTATGGCAGTTCCTAGCAAATATATTCAATCAGTTTTAGACGCCGCAAAAGGCCGTCCTAAATCTACAGATTGGTTTAGAGAAAAAATAAGAGAGTTTGGTACACCTAAAACACTGGACTTGATTAGGGATGGTAAGAGGTCAACTACACCACATTTCGGTAGATTAAATATGTTTGTCTACTCGCCAAGAGATGCAAAGAAATTACCTTACTACGATACATTCCCTTTGGTGTTACCTCTGGAAAGATACAACGATGGATTTCTAGGTATCAACTTTCACTATTTACCTATACCACTAAGAATGAGATTACTTGATAGGATAGTTGACTTTAGTAGTAACACACAGTTTGATGAAAACACAGTGTTGAATGTAACTTATCAGAAAGTAAAATCTATAAGATTGGTTCGTCCTACTATACATAAATACTTAGCAGGATATACTAGAAGTCAATTTAGACGAATAGATGCAGATGAACTAACTGTCGCAACTTTACTGCCTGTGCAAAGATTTAAGAAAGCATCAGCAGATAAAGTCTGGTCAGATTCAAGGAAGATGGTATAATGAGTATCGCAAAAGATATACTAAGACAATTAGGTGTAGTCGGTGATGATATCGAAAGTGCAGCCGCTGGGTTTCGTAACGATGGTGTTGCACAACCTAATAAGTTTGAAGTAATATTATCTTGTCCTACTGGAACTAGAGGTTCACAAAGAGGTAGTGGAGCATCTCTAAATAACATCTTCTCTCTTCTTATGGGAAAAGTAAACAGTGATGGTACAGCAAGATCCACTGGACTTAGATGTTCACAAATCTCATTCCCTGGGCGAACTATGGATACTGAACCAGATACAAACATATACGGCCCAACTAGAGAGATAGTTCAAGGATATACATATCCAGAGATAATAGGCACTTTTCAGTGCGGCCCAGATATGAAAGAAAAACAGTTATTTGAGTCTTGGCAAAGACTCTCATATAATCCACAGACTTGGTCTATTGGATACTACGATGATTATGTTGGTAGTGTTCAGATATACCAATTGGATGAAAGAGGTGCCAGAAGATATGGCATCGAATTGATAGAAGCGTTTCCAAAAGCAATTGCAGAACAAACATTGGACTACGCTCAAGAAAATGCTTTTCATACTATAGGTGTAACATTCTCTTATAGATATTGGAAGTCATTGAACTCAGAATCTTCTTTACCAGCACCATTAGAAGAAGCACTTGAAGCGATTGGTGTAGATCAAGTAAGAAGAACAACACTGAGAAATGTAGCTTTTAGTAAACGCCAAGATATTGGCGGTACTTAATATTATTATATAAGGATGAATAATTATGGCTTTACCCAAACTAAATGCACCCACCTATCAAATTACAATTCCAAGTACAGGCGTAACAACTCAGTATCGTCCATTTTTGGTCAAGGAACAAAAACATTTGATGATGGCGCAAGAATCAGAAGATTTAAATGAGATTGCAAATACTGTATCTAACTTAGTAGAAGCATGTACAAATAA